GTCAGCGCGTAGTTGAGGGCGGCGAGGAGGTCGGCGGGGGAGGGGAGCGTCATCGGGCGGCCCGAACATAAATCGGCGCCGCGGAAGTCGGCTCCGGCCAGGTCTTGCCGTGGACGATGCAATGGATGGCAGGCTGGGTAACGCCGTGCTCGCGTGCGAGGCTGTGCTGCGACTCACCGGCCGCGTGGCGAGCGCGGATGTCCCGGACCGCAGGCCAGGTGAGCTTGTGGTTCGTCGCCCGGTCGCCGGTGCGGAAGACGGTTGTCAGCCGGCCCTTCGCTACCGCGTCGCGGAGATTGTCACGGGCCGTCCCGGGCCAGAGATCCGCGGGGTTGCAGCAGGGTGGGTTGTCGCACGTATGGCAGACATCGAGCCCGGCCGGGACCGGCCCGATCGCCAATGCATAGGCGTGCCGGTGAGCGTAGGTCGTGTCGGGCCAGTAGCCGCGCCCGTAGCCGCCCGGGCTGCGACGTCCGGTCCAGGGCCAGCAGGAGGCAGGTCCGGCGGACCGATCAACCTTGCTCCAGAAGGGATCTGAGAAATCTACACTAGTCTGGTTTGATTTCCGATAACAGCCGTTACGTATCATGGTCGCACTCCGGCCATGGCTGCCCTACGGGCGACGATCGCGTCGAGTGCATCCCGGTAGCGTTTCGAGGTCTTCGGGGTGACCGTTACGCGCGCTTCGAACCCGGCGGGGACCGCTCGGTGGCTCCAACCGGCCTCGCGGGCGAGCTCGTCGAGGGTAACGTTCTCACGCTTTCGTGCTGCCTTGAGTTCGGGGCCGCTGCTCATGTGCCGTAACTTAGCCATTGCCGCGCGCCTTGTCAACCCCTGTTTGGAGTGCTAGATTCCGGCCGGCCGGGGGAACGCACGAAAGGATGGGGACATGGGCAAGCCGAAGCGGATCATCGTCCAGCGCTACACGGCCCTCACACTCGGCGGCGTGAGTGCGAGTGGAAGGCCCCCGCTGGATGGCGGTCCGAAGAGTGGCATCAGGACAACTCCGTGACGCGAGCCGCGCCCGTCGCCGTAACCCAGTACCCGCGGATCTGCCCCGCGAACGCGAACGGCGCTTCGTAATACCCACCGGCTGGGACCTGCGCGCTGTAGTTCGTCGTCGAGACCGCCGTTGCCCCGAGGCCGAGGTAGAGGAGCGCCGTCGAGTCGTTGTAGACGGTCGCGCCCTTCCGCGCCGTGTTCGCCGCAAGGAGGAGCGTGTCGGCGACGGCCGCCGAGACGCTCGAGCGTGTGCCGGTGGCCGGCCCTGCGGCGGCTGCGACGGAGACGGGGACGGGCGTACCCGACGCGTTCCCCTGAACCGTGAGCACCGTTGCGGCCGGCGTGCCGGCGATACCCGCGTTGAGCGCCACCGCGTGGCCGGAACCGTCCTTGACGCCCGCAACCGAGACGCCGTCCGCGCCGGTGCCGAAGGTGGCGCCATCCATGTGCGTGGCGGCCTTCTGCCAGCCCGCAGCCGGGGTGATCCCGGTCGGGCTCGGCCCCGTGATGCCGCCCTTGAGGAGCGGCGTTCCGTCCGCCGCATAGAGCGTGTCCAGCGACTGCGCTGCGGCGTTCGTGAGGCTGGTGGGTGCGGCCATGGGTGACTCCTATGCGGGGATCGGACCGAGATATTGGAAGGCAAACACTCCAGCGATATCGGTGCTCTTGCCGGGCACGGAGACGACCGACAACCACACCGTGTCGCCGGCGTGCATCGGGACCGGGATCGACGAGGAGGGCCATGTCTGGATCATCCCGCTCGCCGCCGGGGTAACGGTGCTGCTCATCGGCCCGAAACCATACGATCCGTGATTGTTCGCCCAGCCGGTGAGATGTGCCTCTGCGCCGATGAGCGAGTCCACCGGGACGCCCCCCCCGACCGGCGGTCCTCCGACATTCAGCTGGCACGAGAACTCGATCCGATAGAGGCCGTCACGCGGCGCGACGAAGGTGTCACCGGAGAGATACGACGCCCCATAGACCACCGTTTGGTTGCCGTTCGACATGGAGACTTTGTGGGGTGCGCCTGTGATATCTGCGGTCCAGCTATCGTCGAACACGACGAGCGCGCCGTCGAAGGCCGAGGGCCCCGCAGGGACCGTCATCGCCTGGCTGACGCCGCGGTACGAGGGTGTGGCCATCGCATCCTTCCTAGATCGCCGGCGTGTCGGTGTAGATGAAATACGTGAGCCCGGTCTGACTGCCCGCCGTGAACGTGGTCCGGGCCTTGCCGGTCTGGTCCGTAGTCGAGGCAGGCGGATCGCACGAGCCCTGCCCCGGCACCGCGGTGTACGAGGCGTTGACTGCCTGCACCGTCCAGTTGACGACGCGGTTAGGGATCGGCCAGGGGACGCCCGCCTGCGAGACGAGCTGCGCGGTCACCACCTGCTTCGCACCCGGGGCCGGGAGGTGATCCGCGACGATGACGTACATCTGCACGGCCGGATCGGGCGTCGGGACCTTGGGATCAGGGGCCGTCGTGAGCCGCTGCACCGCACCGTCGCCCCAGTCGAGCGTGTACTCGCGGGAGTCGGTGCCGCTGTACAGCTTCGTCGCGACCCGCTGGATAATGTAGCGCAGGCCGTTGAGCGCGGGCGGAAGGCGGGCGTCGGTGATCTGGACGACCTGTCCCGCCCGCCAGCCGTCAACCGTCGGGTACATGGTTCCATCGGCGAGTCGGTGGTCCCCGCCGATGACGACCGAGCCGCGCAGCGTCGGGGTTGCGCCGCGGTAGAGGACCTGCCCCCCGATGGCGTCGCGGTCGCTCGCGGTCGTGGACGATGGTGCCTCGACGTAAGCCTGGCGCTTCGCAGGATCCTGGGGACCGCCGACCCAGCCCGTTCCACCGACGCCGATGACGGGGCCCGGGGGCGGGCCCGGCGGGACCGGGATCGTGGTGACGGTGATCGAGCCGTAGCCGAGGTTGTTCGTGTGCTGGGAGATCAGGAGGCCGGCATGCGGCCCGGAGGTGAGGCGCCAGAACGATCCGCCGCCATGCGCGCCGTAGGGCACGAACTGCGAGGTGACGTACCACGGACCGCCAGCCCCGCTCGTCGTGTGCGTCGCGGCGACGTGCCCTGTCGAGTCGAGGTGGTACAGGTTCGTCGTCGAGTTCACGGTGAGGGTGTACGTCCCCCGCTTCAGGAACCCCGCATCGATCACGGGGACCGCGGGGACGCCGATCGGAGGAGTCCCCATGTCGTAGGTGTAGCCGGTGGCACCCTTGACGTAGACCTGCTGCGGCTGGATGGCCCCATCCATCTTGAACGTCAGCCCGCGCCCGCCCACCTGGAGCGAGGGGTCCGTGACCACGTCCGTGATCTCGCGCGGAGCCGGCGGCAGGAGCCCAGTCGAGGCAGTCGGGAAGAGCAGCGGCAGCCCGGGCCCGGTGCCGTCGAGGATGCCCGCGAGATCGACCCACGCCGGGATCGAGACGTGGTGGCAGAAGAAGTCCGGGTCGAGCCAGTCCTGGATGTTGACCGCGACCAGCGCCGAGAGTTCGGCGACGGCCTTCGCGAGGTTGCTGTTCGACCAGAAGATCGGGACGAACGAGCCCGGGGCGAGGTATTCACCGACGTAGGTGACAGTCTCCGCGGCGTCGGCCCCGATCCGAAAGTACGTATCGAAGAGCGCCTGGATCGTCACGCGGTCCGTCGCCGAGGTCGCCGCGTTGGGATCGATGAACACGTAGTTGCCAAAGCCGTTGTCCTGTACGTCCGTGCCGTCGACGGCTCCGACGAGGCGTTGCGGGATCTGGCCGTTGTAGTCCGCGCAGTCGAGGTTCCAGCGTGTCAGGTCGAGCCCGGGCGGGAGGTTCATCGTCGCTAGCAGCACTTCGCCCCGGTAGAGCACCCAGCCGTTGGACGCGAGCACGGCCTTCACGTCGGCGTGCGTCTGCGGGTTGATCGTGTAGCCCGGGTCCTGGAGGGTGAGCATCGCCCGGCCCGTGCCGCCGAGGATCTCCTCGAACGTCATGCTCCACTCGACGCCGTCGCCGACCTCCACCCCGTCGAGGTAGAGCAGGACCGCCTTCGTCATCGCGCAGAGCCCGTCGCCGGAGAGAGTGTCGAGTAGATCGAACGGCTCGTGTAGAGCTGCTTGTTCACCATGTCGCCGACCGCCTGCCCGTCGAGCGTGAGCGGGACGCCACCCGCCGCCTTCTCCAGCGCTGCACTGAAGCGGTCAAGCGCCGCGGCCAGCCGGTCATTGCCGCCGCCCGATGGTCGGGATGGTAGACCGGCCCCGGTTGTGCCCATGTAGTCCGGCGGCAGGATCGTCTCGCCGCCGTGGACGATGGCGATCTGCGGACCGAAGCCCGGCACGATCCCGCCGAGGGCGTAGGCGTTCACGCCGCCTCTCCTGACGCCGGTGGGCAGGGTGGGGATGACCGCGGATGGCGTCGGTGCCTGCCCCGGCAGGTAGGTGTCAAGGGAGTTCGGCTGCGGCAGCGGAGGACGGATGGGCGCCCCACCCCCACCGCCGAGCGCGCCACCCGGCGTGAAGAGCCCCGGCGTACCGCCGCCGAAGGTTGTCTGCCACCATTTCCCTACCTGGTCGTGAACGATCGCGAGAGCCACGGTAACCGCGGCCGTGAGGGCCGCCGGCAGTACCAACGCGAACGCGGCGGTGAAGCCGAGACCGGCCTCAGCGCCCGCGGCGGCGACAGCCACGCCCACCGGCCCCGCCGCCAGTCCCGACCAGATGACAGACAGCCCAGCTTCGATCGTCTGCCCGATCTTCACGGCAGCCGCATATGCCGCCCCGGCGAGCAGCCCGGCGGCCCACGCCGCCACCGTTGTGATGAGTCCCCACACGCCGCTGAGGACCGCGCCGATCGTCTGGCCGATCTTCAGCGCGATCGAATACCCGACCCCGGCCGCGTGGCCGGCGATCTCCGCCACGATGGTCGTCACGAGGCCCCACACCGCGGAGAGCACCTGCCCGAGCTTCGTCGCGGCTCCCATCGCTGCCCCGTAGGCGCGTCCCGCGGCGGCTGCGGCGACAGAGACCGCGCCCATGACAACCTGGGCCCCGAGCCACAGGGCGATGGCTGCGACGATGACCTCCGGGTGACTGCCGACGTAGCCGGCGATGCCCGTGATGAGCGTGAGGCCGATGGCGACGGCCCCGGCCGCGATCGTCCCTGCGTTGTTGATAAGCCATGTCCCGAGGCTGCCCATGAAGGACAGCAGGGCGTTGATCGCCGGGCCGATCATGGGCGCGATCCAGTCCACGAGCATCTGCGCGGCGCTGGCGAGCGCGTCGCCGAGCTTGGGGGCGAAGTCATTGACCGCCCAGGCGACGGCGCTCTTTGCGAACTCCACCATTGCGCCGATCGCCTTTTTCCCGAGATCGCCGAGCGCCCCGAGCAGCTTCGGGATCATCGGACTGACCCACGCGACGAACGCCTGTGCCCATTTCAGGAGCTGGGTAGTCCAGATCGGAATCTGCAACTTCACCCAGGCCACGACCTTGCCCGCGAAGTCACCGAGCATCGCCACGGCCTTCCCGGCGATAGGCATGATCCAACCGAGGAACGCGCTGCCCCACTTGGAGAGTTGGGCGACCCACGCGGGAGCCTGGGCGCCGATCCAGTCGAGCACCTGGCCCGCAAGCTGGCCGAGGCTGGCGAGAACGGGCGGGATCATCGGGCTCACCCACGCGACGAATGCCTGTGCCCACTGGCCCAGAGCGGCGAGCACGACCGGGACCTGTTGGCCGATCCACGCGATGGCCGACGCCGCGAACTGCTGCAACGCGGCGATCGCCTGCGGGATCATCGGCCCGATCCAGCCGACAAACGCGCCGGCGAGTTCGCTGAGCCTCGCGATAATGCCGCGGATCACTCCGGCGACCATATCGGCCAGATGCCCGAATGCCGAGACTACGCTCGGCAGAAACGCGATCACGGCAGGCAGGCCCCTCGCCCCGATGTCGCGGAGAACGTCGATGAAGTCGGAGAATCGGCTCTGGGTCGCCTTGACGACATACCCGATGTTGTTCATCTCGCCCTCGGCGGGCTGGATGACGCCGAAGAGGTAATCGAACGCCTTCCCCACGAGCCCGACTGCCGTCCCTATCGCATCGAAGACAGGCTTCAGCATCGGGAACGCTCCGGCGATCTTGGCCGCGATCCCGTCCACCGCATCCTGTGCGCCCTTGCCAAGCAGCCCGAAGTGCGCCGCGAGGGCGAGCACGGCGCCGGTAACGAGCAGGATCGGGCTCGTGATAATCCCGATGGCCCCGGTGATGCGATGGAGGATCGCCGGGAGGAAAGCCAGCCCTGCCACGAGAGCCGCCACGCCGCCGGTCACCAGGAGGACCTGCGAGGCGAGTTCCGGGTTCGCAGCCGCCCACATCGCGAGCCCCTGCACCATCGGGAGAACAGAGTGGAGCAGGTTGTTGACGGCGGGCAGGAGCCCGATGCCGATGGCGTCCTTGACCGTGCTGATCGACGCTTCAACCTGGGCACCCTGTTCCTTCGTGGTGGCCTTGGTTGCCGCCCACGCCGCATCGAAGGCACCGGCTCCGGCCGTGACTTGTTTCTGGATGCCCCCGAGCTTGTCGAGCGAGCCGATCAACGTCAGGACGCCGAGGCTCTGCTTCCCACCGAAGGCATTGGCGAGCAGCCGCGCCTGCTGCGACGCGTTCAGGCCGGCCTTCGTCAGGTGAGCCTGCAGATCCTGCACGGCCGTCAGGATGCCGCCCGGTGTGCGCATGTCCTTCGCGAGCTGCGTGGAGCTCAGGCCGATCGTCGCCAGTTCCTTCGCGGCCTTGCCCGAAGGCGCGGCCATGAGCCGCATCGCCGAGTTGAGCTTCGTCGCAGCGTCGATCGCGGGGATACCCGCGTTGGTCATGGTGGCGATCGCCGCGCCGACCGACTGGATGGAGACGCCGAATACCTTGGCGGACGACAGGACGCCAGTGGTGAAGGCCGCCGTCAGGTCGTCCATCCGCATGTTGCCGGCGCCGACGATGGCGTTGAGGACGCCCATCGCCTGGCTCATGTTCTGGACGCCGCCGACCCCGGAGTTCACTTCGGCGATCAGGGCATTGGTCACGCTCTCGAGGTTGGCGTTCCCGACCTTGGCCCCCTCCGCTGCGATCGTCAGAACGTCGAGCGCCTTGGCCCCGCGGATGCCGGCCGACTCGACGTGGTAGAGGCCAGCCGCGAGCTGGTCCGGGCCTATTCCCACGGTAGGCGCGAGAGACAGGACGGCGCCCGTCATCTTCGTGACCTCGGCCGCCGAAGCCCCTGCCTGCGTCTGAACCAGCGCCATGCTGGCCTGAAAGTCCGAGGCCGACTTGATCGCGGAGACGCCGATCGCCGCGACACCACCCACGACGGCGAGGCTGGCGATGCCGATGCCGTTCATGGAGCTCGACGCCCGCTTGCCGCTCCGGTCCGCCTCGGCTGCGAAGCCCGTCAGCTCGCCCTTGGCCTTCGCCATCCCGGCGGTGAAAGGACCCGTATTGATCCCCAATGCCACGAGGATGGTCGCGATGTCACCCACGGGCTAGCGCCTCCGCTCGAGCGTGGTCACGCCGGGCTGCGCCGCGCTGGACGCAGCCCATGCCGCGAGCTTCGCGCCCACGTCGGGCTCACCCTCGCCGCTCTCTTCGGCCTCAAGCTGCCAGATCGCCAGCCATTCGCCGAACTCGACGGAGCTGACTTCGGACTGGCAGCGGCGGACGCTCATCCCAAGCTGCCCGGCGAGTCGGAACCAGGCTCGCCGCTCGGGGCGTTTCCCAGTGCTTCCTTTGCAGCCTCGATAGCGGGAGGTGTCAGGTTGGAGAGCCGCTGCGCGGCCGTGAAGAGCAGATCGAGGGCGCTGGCGTTCTTTTCGCCGAGCCTGAGCAGGTCGGTGGGACTGAACAGGCGGGCGCCCTTGTCGTCGATCGCCACGAGGGAGATCAGGCGGGCGCGGAGGTTGTCAAGCTCGATCCCCTTGACCTGTGGCTGGCCCTTGGCATCCCGCTGGTAGGACACGAGCGACGCCTCATACTTGTCGCGCTCCGTCCCGGTGAGCGAGCGGATCGTGACGGAGCCGCCCCACTGCGGAACGGCCACGTCCTCCGTCTCCTGGTCCTGGGCGTTGAGGATGTCCTCCCGGCTGAGGCGCCGGGGTGTGCCGATCGCTTCGGCGATCTCTTCGGGGGTGATGCTGCGACCCGTCATCTCGGGTGCTGTCTTCGTGGTCATGTTGACCCTTTCTGGCGCTGTTCTAGCGCCCACAACCAGTGCAGTGCTTCTTCGGCGTGCGTGATGGCGAGGCTGAGCTCCCGGGCGGGACTCTCCCGGTTGAGCGCGCGCAGTCGCTCGATGAGCGGCGGGAGGATGGTCGCGGGCGTATCACCCGGGCCATCCTCCCTTGACCGCCAGACGAGGAGCGAACTGCGCGGGATCGCGGGCATGCTGCCCTCCCTGGGGTTAGCTGACGACGATCGGGCCGGTGACGTACAGCTCGATGGCGATGGTCGCGTGCTTGCCGACCGCCATCACCGGGGCCCACTTCGTGACGAGGGCGTCGAAGGCGATGACGTTGGCCGTGTACGGGGACGGGGGCGTGATCGTGAAGGACCGCTTGCCGCGCGCCTGAAGGAAGCTGAGCATGCCGCTCACGCTGCCCTGCGAGGCGTCACCCGGGACGTACACGCAATCGAACGTCACCGCGCCGCCGTCAAGCAGCGTGACGATCCATTCCTTGTACGCCGACGGGCTGGACTGGTTGGTGATCTCGTCCTTGTCCGCGATCTGGGCGGGACCGTTGATGTCCTTGACTTCCGCGATGGTCCCGATGAGCGTATCCGCGAGGATCCACCCGGGGCCTGAGACTCCAATCGATGCCATGTGCGCTTCCTTTCTCCGGCGTCAGAGGGTGACGACGGCGAACTTGACCGTCGCGTCGTTGGCCTCGAACCAGAGCCCGGCGGGCGTCGCGCCGTCGGTCGGCGTCAGCCAGCCGGCCGTCACGAACGGCCCGAACTGCGCGATAACGCCAGCCGCGAGGCTGTAGGACGTGATGTCGCCCTTCCGGTTCTTCTCGTCCGCGACGGAGGAGATCGTCACCGTGTGGGCGCCGCTGTCCGTGTTCTGGGCGAGGATGTAGGTCTTGCCGGTGATGAGCGGCGTGTACTGCTTGAGGGCCACATCGGCGGCCTGAAATGCGAGGGCGAGACTCCCCGCTCCGACCGGGAGGGCCGGATACGATCCGGGGGTGGTCGCCGCGGCGACTAGGACTCGTGCCACTTGGCTTTCTCCTTTGTGCGACTACAACGGGCGATGGATGGACGGGGCGAACGTGGCGGCACCTCCCTCAGACATAGTGGATTTCCTCGACGACGAGCAGCTCCATCTCGAGCCACAGCCAGGAGGCGTCGGAGCTGCGAGCGAAGCTCTTGATGTAGGCGTTCAGGGCCAGGCCGTCGAACGACCAGTCCGTCCCGTTCACCGAGAGGGCCGCCATGTAGGCGTCGTAGAACGGCAGCAGGGTCGCGGTCGCCGTGGCTGCGTC